GCTCCCTCAGCGACCGTCGCAGTTTTAGCGCCCTTACTTAAAAGGCCACCTACACCACCACCAGATCCGGTTAGCGCACTGACTGCCTGAAATTCAAGCAACGCTTTCTTTGCACGTCCAAGATAAATAATGAAATCCGTGATTTTTTTCACAGCAAAGGCCGTAGCAAGTGCACCACCAATAGCAACTACAATTCCTTTGTGTTTCTGTATTGCATTGATAAACTTAATAAAAAATTTAGTCAAAGAAACGACCGCTTTGGATGCACCATTAATGGCATTTGTCAAGTTCTTTTTCCCAACTTTTTGTAGCATTTCCTGCATACCGGTAACAACGTTAGCCTTCAAGTTCCCAAAAGCACCTTCGAAAGTTTCGGTACTCTTGGCTGCGTCCTTTGCCCCTTTATTCATACCTAGCTGCATAAGCGCTTTGTTAAACTCGTCAGAACTAATTTTGCCATCAGCCATGGCATCTCGAAAGTTACCAGTATAAGCACCGTTCTTTTTCATAGCCTTTTGGAGTACACCAGAAGCACCTGGAATTGCATCAGCTAATTGGTTCCAATTTTCTGTGGTTAATTTTCCAGCCCCAGCCGTTTGGGTAAGCATCATAGCTACTGACTTAAATGTATCAGCATTCCCACCAGCTTGGGCGTTCAAGTTCCCTGCTGCTTCGGTTAACTTCATGTACCCTTTGACACCATTAGCCGCTAATTGAGCAGTTGTGTTAGATACATCACCTAGCTCGTACACTGTTTCATTAGCATACTTCTGAACCTCTTTACTAGCACTGCTTATTTCTTTCTCACCGAATCCGCCAAGTTTCATTGTGGACTTGAACTTGTAAACTGAATCAGATGCTTCAATAGCTTCGGATCCCAAACCAGCAATTCCCGATGCGGCAGATTGTATACCAGTGACCACAGCACCACCAATGATTCCACCACCAATAGCTGTTTTTAGGCTTGAAAATTTTTCTTCTGTCCGGCCTGCTTCACTCTGAATATGTTCCAACTTTGGACTAGCATCGTCGTTTAAATGTGTAGTCGAAGTGATTTTTGTCGGAATCCGTTGAAGCAAATCCTCATAATTAATCGCTTCGCCCTTATCAGCTTTAGTTAATAATTCAGTCTGAACTTCTTTAGGCAATTTATTGAGAATTTTTTCAAAGTTATCAATTCCTGCTGTTTTGGCATCAGCTACTAATTTAACTTTAGTCTCCTTGGAAAATTTACTATCAATATGTTCTTTGGCCTTGTTGGCTGTTTGTTCTATCTTGTTAGTGTTCTGTCGAAAGCTCTCATCCATCTTATCGCCAGCATCTGAACCAACACCACGCAGAATTTCATTGGCTCGATCAGCGTCAGACTTAATACTAGATAGATTCGTGTCGAAATCAATTGTAATTTTTCCGTCTGCTGCCATTTATATTTCCTCCTTTCCTCAATATTTTTAATTAATGTGTTGCTTCATTTTTTAATGCGGAGAAAATATCATTCATGGCAGTATCTTGGACTTCTACAGACCGATTATCGTCGAGTTCATAATATTGTTTTAGCTCCATCATATTAGCGACCTCTTGGCCTTCCATATCCTTAGTATCACGCATCCGAATACTTAATATTCGTCTGAAATACGTTTTGTCATTAAGTCCGGCCATTAAGGCTTTGAACTTGTCCCAATGCAATTTTCCCTGCTGTTGAATCAAGTCGATATCATACTGCTCAACAAAAGATGAATAAATGGCATCAGCATCCTGACTATACGAATAATACTTAATTGGATCACTGGTACTCACACCTATATTGTCATCATAATGGCCATATGGCTCTTGATGGATATAATCAGCAATTGAATCCACACCAGTCACTAACAATTCAGAATCTAGCGCACACGCACTGTAAAACATCTCAAATGCCATCGACACTTTGCCATAATCATCAATCTCATCATCTTCCAGAAGTTCATACCAGCGCAGCACATTGTCAAAACTCAAATCAAGCTCATAGTGTTGACCTTTATATTCAAATGAATGCTCTAACTCCTTAGTTAGGCTTATCAAAGCTCATCACCGCCGTTTATTGCTAGTGTACTTCTGACGTCGCTGTTGACGATTATTCTTAACAATATCAGATGATTCTTCATTCAACTGGCCGATAATGTAAGCTAATGCTTGGCTGTCTTCACCATAATAATGATAGATCCGTTGCCCCTCACCATCGCTCAAAACTTCATCGAAAAAGTCACGTGCAATTTTGGTTGCCTCATCAAACTTTTTAAAAATAAAGGCTTGTTGCTCTTCTAGTGACATATCGTCAGCAGTATCTTTATCAACATCATCAATTTCTTTTTGCAACTTAGAAATCGAAAGATCCACGGTGGCAACATGTTTCGAAAATGCATCATTCATTACTAACGAATAGGTTTTGCCTGCAATAATAAAACTCTTCCGGTTTTGAATCTGTTCGTCTAAATTAATTGCCATGATTTATTACCCCTTTAATTTACGTCTCATTTTTTACTCGTCTCTGTCTATCATTAATTAATATATTAGCTGTTTTATGGAGTGGTTTCTGGCGCAGTTGGCGCAGCGGCCGGTTCAAACGTAGGCTTGCCATTGAACACAATGACAACTGAGAATGTCTGCTTGGCACCTGGAGCACCACCAGAACTAACGATGCTAGTCATTGTAACTACACCAGTGATTGTATCTCCTGATGGCTGTGTCCAACGGAATAACGTTTTAAGATCGTCACCAATTGCTAATTGCTTGGATGCAACGTAGTCTTGTGCGGGATCACCTTCCAAACGATGGCCAGCCAATGTGATTTGTAGTCGCTTAGACGTAACGTCAGACGTCCCAAATCCTTCACCATCATAATATTCATCGTTGGCGGTTGTATCGTTAGCAGCAGGCGTTGTGTTATTAATTCCTGCCGCCAAACCCATCCAGCTAGCTTTGTCGACATTATCTAGGCTAGTTTGCCCCGAAATATCAATCTCGAATTTATTTTTGTGGTTAAGCGTAAACTTACCAATCTTTCCAGTAACTGTTGTATCTGCCATTATATTTACCCCTTTTTATATTTATTTGTTCCGACAAAAACAGCTAGGTCTAACGCAAACGTTGAATTGCCTTTGGTGTCCTGCATGATTAATGCTGGTGCACTTGATACAATTAATGATTGAAAGACAAAGCTGTTGTCATTGCTATTAAGTTCAGTCAAACCATCCAAGTATTTTTGGATGGCAAACAGGCTTCCACCTGATAATTCTTGGTTATTTGTACATATGGTGATCGAATAGTTGTAACGCCAATCTTGATTGCCAGCATAATCTTCATCAATCACTGCACTGCCAGGAGCAGGGACTAATCCAATACCTTCATTTGGAATCAAATAACCCATCTTGATTTTTACTCCAGTATTCGCCTTAATAGCATCAAACAGACGTTGTTCAAGATCCATTCCAATTGGCCCCCCTTACAAATGCTTCTGTGACTTGATTCATGAGTTGCTGATCGCCTTTGAGACGTAAATCCCAGCGCTTAGATGTTCCTGGCGTTGTATAATTTCTAATCTCATGGCCATTCACCACACCATAGAATTGTGCTCTAGCATACGGCATCACATAATCAATACCCGATCCATCCTGATGGATAACTGAATAACTACGCAAATCGCTACTACGTTTTGGCACGAACTGCTCCATGGCTTGGTGTGCGTCATTGACGGCTGCTAAGCGTCCCATGCGTAGGTTTGATTGCGTGAATTTACTCTCGAATCCGTTCATGTCAAATCTTACATGTGCTGGCATCACAACACCTCCAATTCATACGACCATACTTCATTGCTAAATGGATCGCGATTGTCCACGATCGACTGCAAGGCATAATCATTACCCTCAAATGCGATCACTGATTGGTAGTTATCCTTAGATAGCACTGGCATTGGTGAACTAACTCCAGCATATAAAAAAACAATTGCGTTAGCTACGAGCTGACGATCATTGTTGGTGCCAGAATATATAGTTTGAGGTTGGAATACACAATGATTAATCGTGATTGGATCATTATAAATTGGCTGGTTATAATCGTTGGTTTCACCAGTAGATATTTTGAGTTGCACAGTCTGATTAGCCAACCGTTTCGGAAACTTTGGCATCACCATGCCCTCACCCCTCTATACAGTAAACCAGTCTTAGCCAATATATCTACGGCCGTTGTTACCACGCCAGTATTACCATATGTGGCATCACTAATCGAATTGCCATCTGTGGATAACGACGTTCTGCCAACTGAAACTGTCTTGAGATTGCCCGCTTTCTGTTCATAGATTGTTGATGCACCACTAGCCACGGCAAACTCGCATTGATATGCAATCGCCTTTTGGTATTGTGTTGCTCTATAAACAATAAACGGAACGTCTGATGACAGATCGTCTGACACATCGTGCATGACATAATAATCATTGGTTAGATTATCAATCATCAACTTAGCGTCGTTATATTGATCCTTGAACTGCTCCTCTGTGGGCGTCGCAAAGTCCATCAAATCATCTCCTATGCCGTGATTGTTAATTTAGCAGTGCCAACGAAACTACCGTCATTAGTGGTGTAAGTTACATCAACATCACCCACTGCACCATCCTTTGCAGTTACGACACCACCAGCTACCGTAGCTTTAGTAGTGTCTGATGTTGCCCATTTACCGGTTTGATCCGTTGCATCTACTGGTGCTACTTGTGCAGTAAATGTTGACGTTGCACCAGCTTTAACGGAAGCCGTGGCTGGTGATAGTGTTACACCCGTTACCGCTACTTCTGTCGGATTAACGACTGTTGTTCCGCCACCGTCACCCGATGGCGCTACGCTTTTGGGGCTAATGAAGTAACGATTCCATCTTCCATACTCTTACGTACAAACAAATCATGGTATAACCGGTTCTGATAAAGATAGCCGTCACCTTCAGTATGTTGACCAGGTGCAAACAAGTACACTGAATTTTCTTTGACGACGGGAATAACTGCTTGGTTAACAACAAATTGATAATTGATAGGAAGTGCATCAGGAGTTGCCACTGCACCTTCATCATAATTATAAGCTGATTGGAAACGAGCATCATCCCAAACTTCGATTAAAGTAACACCATCAATCGAAGTCACACGTGATTCAAGCGCAGTCATGCCAACATTTTGGTTAGTGATGCTACGGCTGAACTCACTAGAACGTTCGAGGGCGTCCATAGTTGCACTAGAAACGAATCCAATGATGTTGGCCGGATTATACTTACGAATTGGCAAGATCGAAGCCTTGAGCATTGAATAAGCATTATCCTTAGAAATCGTTTCACTCTTGAAATGTTTAGCATCTTGAACGGACTTAGCGGCCATTGTTGAAAAACGGTATGCGTCAAGTTCTGATTGAACATGTTCAGTGATGAAAGTGTTTGAAATGTTCGCCATGGCAAGCTCTTGATTAGTTTCATCGACATCTTGACTATCAATGAAAAATTCAATATCCCGATCTTGCCCCATCGTGTAAGTGTCTTCGCCATCTGTAACAGTTCCAGAATTGTACCCCTTGCCACGTGTATGTGCCTTTAATCCAGTGGTTGAAATACGGCGAAGTTTGAATGATCTGTTTCCATTGAACCAATCAACTTGTGGTACCCCTAAAGCCGTAGTTACCAAACCTTCTGTAATCTTTTGATCTAATTGTGTGCCGTACTTTGTAGCATAGTTATATGCAGTATCTGCCATTATTAATTCCCCCTATTATTTGTTTATTACTTGCTTTCCGTATGAAGTCCTAAGGCTTGTGCAAACGCATCAGGCTGAGCAGCCGGAGCACCATTAGGGTTACCCTTTGGTGTAATGCTAATGCCTGGTTTGGCTGGCTCAGGATCGGCTTGAAACAAGTAATCATGATCGCCTTTGATCTTTTCTACTTGCTCACTTAAACCGGTAAGCTCGCTCTTGTCGTCATCATATTTAATCGTGTCAGAATCAACGAATGGCAAAATTGCCTTAATATCACGTGCTCCTGCATCTTTTAAATAATTTTGAACGGCATTATCCTGCTTAACCTGCAAAAGATTCTGAGCCGACTGTTCATCGTTAGTCTTAATGGCGCTCTGTAAGTCTTCAATCTGCTTTTTCATCTCATCACTGTTCCCAGCTTGATCACTGAGCGTGGTAATTTGAGTATCTCGATCTTTGACCTGTGAGTTCAAACTTTCCACTTGTGATTCAGCATTGGCCAGTTTGCTGTTCACTGATTGGATTGCTTCACCATGTTTGGCTACAACTTTGTCAGCCTGTTCGTCTGTTAAACCTAATTCCTTCAAAAAATCTCTATTCATTTTTGTTCTCTCCTTACGAGTTTTTCTACGGTGCAACGACACCGACGGATTTTACAACAAAACAGCAGTTTAAGGACTTACTCAGGTCCAATGTGTTACTTGGAATAGATGCGTTCACGTCCGTATTGGCGGTGTAAGAAGTCGTTGTCATCAACTAACTCACGAACCTTAGCTCTATGTGCTGATAAAGCTGTTTGGTGGCGTTTAATGCCCTCTACATCACCCAATCGCTTAGCATCTTGTAACAGGTACTTGTCATTTCGTACTGCACGTTCGTAATACCGCTGTTTTTGCTGAATGGCTGCTTTATTTACGGCGTCCTTTGGATTATATTGTGTCTGATAATTATGACTGACACCCTCGACGTACGGGTAAAGGACATGACGGCAATTAATGCCTTGAGTGCCACTAGCCTCACCGTATCCATGATTATAAATACTGTCGTATTTTGGATTAGCCTGGTTGTCACTCAATGGCACAATGTTAACCACCTGGCCTTGAATCGGCGCACATGCCTGACGTGCAGCTTGATGGCTACCCATCACAGCAAGCGGGCTATTGAAGTCCTTCATGCTCTGTAAGCGTACATCATTAAACGTTCGATGTGCCGTTGACTGAATCACAGTACGAGTGTAGCCCTCAAGTGACCAATTATGACCACCACGATCAACCATGCCCGTTTTAAGACCAGCCGACTGCCACTTGTAGATATTGTCGGCTAACGCCCGTGTGGGTGTTTTAAGCCCCGTTTGAACTTCGAGTACCGTTTTATTGATAATATCCTGATACGTCTTCATCGCTGAATTTTGACCGTAATTGGTAGTGATTAGAGTCTGATTTACATTGTTGTCAAGACTGAGAAACGTTTGTTTGGCGTAACTATCAATAATGCCGGCAATAGTGCCACTAATTGGGACTGATTCATTGAGCATTTTAGACAGCTCACTATTAATTCCGTGAGCAACTTGTAAACCATCTCGACGGATTAATTCATTAATGGCTTTTTGAGTTTTACCGGACGTTTGGGCCACAATCGTAATCACTTCATTTGTCAACGCCCCCATTTTAGACAACATTTCAAGACGCCATTCGAGAATAGTATTTCGATCATTGAGTAAGCTTCTAGTGTTTTTAGTAGCGTCAATAAGCAAATAAAAAATGCGCTGCTGCATGGCAACGTATTGATTGCTGATTTCTTCGGCTTTATCCATCATTTCTTGATGTGTGGTCACAGCTATTCACCACCAAACATACCAGTTTCGGCACTTGGAGCAGGTTCTGGTGTTTCAGCCTGCACCTGATCGACCCAATCCTGTGCGTCATTCTGCGATAATCCATAGTTGCGCATCAAAAATTGCACCTTTGGCATGATTCCCGAAGATACCGCCAACATATCCTGCTTGGCCTGTGCATCCTTGTCAACGAACACACCATCATCATAGTGCACATTCATTTTTAGATTGTGCATGTCAACCCCATCAGGCAACGAGAACAACGCCTGTTGACCGTCAAATAGCTGCGATGATTGGGCCAATTCGAGAATAGCCGTGCATAGATCATTGATAAACGCAGAAACGTTTGTCAGAATGCTTGAACGAGTTTGATACGTCATGCTGTTCTCACTAACAACCGCAGTAGCCGTTTGAATACCGGTCTTTGGATCGAAACTAAATGTACCGTCAGCTAGTCCAACACCACTTTCGAGCTGTTTAAGCCAAAAGTTCATTGCATCAATATATTCTTGTGTCCGAATATCCTTTGTTAGATCTTGAATAACATCGCCATTTTCGGTGTTAAGTCCCTCATATAAGCCATCACTAGTATCAAACATAAGTTTGTGTGCCTTGTCTGTTTTAAGCATTGACGCAGGCACAATAATACGCCGCTTACCTACTTTGATCTCCCACATGAAAGAATCATTTGTGTTGTTGATATTATCAAGTGTATGTTTGTTATTATCAACGATACCCAAACCAAGGGGTGATTCTAACGAAATATTATTTGCACTAGGCATCCGCATATAGCAGAACAAAGGATTAATCATCTGGTCACCATCAAGTGTAACCTCAGGCTCGACACCCTTATATTTGTCGATTGAATCGAGTGGCACGGACGTACCAACTGCACTTTTAGAATCTGATCTGTACAACTCATTAGTGATCATATACTGGCCATCTTTCCATTGATGAAATTCAAGCATGGTGTAGTATATCACCGTATCATTTTCAATTTGTGTAGTTATACTGGCGAGTGCAGCTTCACTAATGTTGTTGGTGTTTGATTGCAACGGGTAGAACTGATCAGCACGAACCCATGCCAGCTTAATCTGGTTACCATCAACATATGGACGCACCGCAATGCCACCACAAGCAATAGCCTGTTCAAGACGCATTTCAAATTCATTCTTGAAATTATTGGATTCAAGCACCCCGTTAATGAAGTCGGACAATGCTGTATTTTCAAAGCTGATATCACATTTCTCATTGAACACGATTGATGCCAGACGACGTGCGACCTTTTCAGTCATGTTAACACCGATTTGTTTGCGAATCGTCTCTTTACCATCGGACGTATGATATTTAACATCTGATGGCAGACCAGAATAGTACATAAAATCCTTGTTGATCCGTTTGTATTCCAAAGGATCAATATTAATTCGCTCATCATCCGTTATATTGACTAATGACTTACCGATACCCATTTTTCCACCTTCTTTCCATAAGAAATTCTTGATCGAATCGAACAATCCCATTATATCACCTACCATTTCAAATTAAGATCACGGCGATTATCAAGTACGAAGTACTGTAGTGCATCGCATGTGTGGTCATGTTCCTTGATGACCCGTGGATCATCTGATTCAATTGTCTTCTCATCCCACTGATAACGTTTGTGCTCGGAAATAAATATCTCGTTTGCTTCTGTATCCAAATAGAAAAAACGGCCTTGTGCTAGCAAGTTCTGAACATGGTCAATCATTGCAACTTTCTTTGTTTTGGCGACATGATGCCACTTGACTGCATAGCGTTTGAAATATTCGTTATCCAAGGCATAATCGGCCGTGGCACTATCAGCGCTCCGTTTCCAAGGATCAAGACCCCAGCGCTCAATATTGCGTTGCTCAAAGGAATATAAATCCTCAACTAGATCACTAGGTGCCTTCTTATTGGCCTTGCCAGCCGGACTGTAATAATATGTGTCCAGCAAAATCACGCGTCCTCGCTCAGTTACCCCA